CTTCTACAACAACCGGCGCCCCCGGCGGCCACTACCTCGCTGCCCACGCCTTACCAATCGTGGTGGCGGTTTGCCACAGGGTAAGTCGTACTACCCAGGAGGTTTGTTGCGCACCAAGCAGTTTTGACTGCTCGGACTTGAAGCCGGGTGGTCAGGGAGCCACAACTTGTGAGTGACTCCCGGCCAATGCGCCCAACACGCAGTCCTTCCTAGACTTCGGAAACCCCTGTAACGTAGACGCCATCAAGAGAGATGGGGTGTGTTCAGGTCTAGCAATGGCAGCCGTATTTTCCCGGTTGCCGTGGTGGGCGGCCTTGTGGTTGGCCGCTATTTGATGGCTCGTCTTAATAAGGGCCGGGGTCGCCAAACCCGGTGCTCGTAGGGGTGTGGGTACCACACACCAAGCCCGCCGCTCTTCGTGAGGGTGACTATCCGATGTTGACTTTGAATGTGTTGGGTCAGGGCTCGGGCGCTGCCGTCGCCCGATCACACCAAGCGGGCAAACAAGGTGCTAGCCTTACATGTCAGAACCCACACCCGATCGTGAACCTAACCTATGCCGTAGTCTGGCCAGGGTTCCTCCCAGGACATCACTTCCTGCGGAGACTTCCGGTGACCGCTCGCCGCTGATGCAGCTCACATGGTAGGGACAGTCCGTGGTGCTTGGAACAACAATGCCTCTCCCACAACCCTCAATGCTAGGCGCCAACAAAGGGTCTAACCGTACACGCGCCAACCAACCCTGGTGCGCAATTCCCCACACTCCGTGGCCCCACTGACCCAATGGACCCGCTCCCTAGGAGAACCAAGCCACGCCCTCGGAACACGCCTCAACCGGACCGTACCTCATACGTGTCGCATCGACATCACTAGCAGTAACAGTGCGGAAGAGCGCCTCGAGCCGGAGCTGCTCCTCTGGTTCCACCCCCCACGCCCTGGCAAAGCTCTCCCGCGTCGACCGGGACACCCCCCGACCCTCAAACCCCCGTACGGCACTATCGGGGTCCACCCCCAGAAAGTGTTTCAGCTGAGAATATACCCCCATGCGGGGGTCCAGCTTGATCGCACTTCGCGGGAACAGACCTCTAAGATGCTCGCACGTGGGCCCGGAGATGGGGAGACCTGCCGACACGATAGCTTCACCGGTGGTGACGGCCCAGGCCATCCTCCTGGCCCCTACGGGCTCGTTGTAGTGTCGGTGGGAAACTAGCGCGCCTCCGAGGACGCCGGTCCAGGGTCTTGTGAGGACCCAGGTACCGTCGCGTTGGACGGGTCTCATCCGGCAGAAGGTTACCTCCTCGAACACACTGGTTTTGTTATCGACGGTGAGTTCCTGCCCACACCGCCTAAACCAGTCCACCAAGTAGGTAGTAGCGCTGGCCACATCCCCACGCTCAAGGAACAGGACGACATTGTCTCCGTCCCCGAGCATGGTCCATTTCACACGCCTGGCCTTGAATGCCGAGCGCAGAAACAGCAACATCAGGAGTGAGTTACCACAACCCGTGTTGGCGTCACCAGTGCAACGTTTGCCCTCCACCGTGAACCTCAAACCGTTTGACGAGCGGCCGCGGAACGACTCCTGCCAAAGCAGGAGTCTGGCCAGGTCCTCGTCTCCCGGATACACAGCTTTGTACACGCTGTGTTCCAAGCGCAGCGTCTCCATGCAGACGTGCCCGTCCCAACGGGACCCATCAAGTTCTACCACGACCGGGTCGGCGAACTGGTCGAACTTTTCCTTGAGTAAGGCAGCCCTCTCCTCAAGGTTGAGTCCTTTCGCCAACACGCGGCCCTTGGGCACTCCCCACCATGACTCCGACTCAATCCCGTACAGAACACCCTCAATGGGGACGAGGTACCTGAGCAGCTCAATGTTGTACCTCTTACTCCTCGCCAGGATCACGCGAGGGTCCGGGGTGGAGCGTTTCAGGGGGAAGACCGTCTTCTCCGCCTTAACGAACAACTCAACCTCGGAGTCCCATCTGGACAGGGGTCTGTCCTGTAGGGAGGCCAGGGCCTCGGCGTAAGCGCGCCGTTTGGAGCCAGCGTACCTACCGACCACAGCAGCACCAGTGATGGGCACCGCCGACCCCAGACGGGACCGCAGATACCTCACCACCCAATTGGACGCGGTCCTCAACGCCGGTGCAACACCGACATCGAACGGGGGCGTAACCATCAGCAACCGCCGGGTCAAGCCACGTACCTCATTCGTGAGCGAGTCATCAGCGTACCCCACAGGGTTGAGCTCAGACTCCCAGAGGTGTGGGCTCCAAAGGCGGTAGCAGGTCCTACCCCGGGAACGCACTCTACCCTCAGACGGTACAAGCACCACCGAGCACCCTTTCGCCAAAACACCCCAAGGTGTAGGTGAAAGGGATACAGCAGGCACCGCCTCAGGGCCCCTTCAACTAGCCGGTATCGCCGATTGGCCCACAAGCCAGGCACCCCATGAGTGCCAGACTGCTTCCAATCTCGCGCGACCCCAGAACCAGTCCCCCAGGCCCACCCGACGCAGCGGACCGGAACCGCCTGCCAAGGCGTCATTCACGGACCTTACCAAGGCGGCCGCAATGGGTTGTCGGACGTGGGCGAGAGCTTGAAGCTCCCTCGTCGCGGGCACAAAGGCTTCGGCCACCGAACCAGCCAACACACGTTCCAGGGACCTGAGCGGGATCTTTCGCTCACGGGCCCAAACAAGGCCACGGTTCCTCAGGGACACTAGAAGATCCGCGGATCGATGTCGGAACGTGGAGAACTGGCGCAGGTAAGCCACCAACTCTGGGTCCACGAACACCCCTCGACTAACCTCCCCCCAATTGGCACGATCGCCATGGGGTGCGAACCACACCTCCCCGACATACTGCGGGGGCGTGGGCAAGACCGGGCTCCCAGAAATGGGCCCGACTCGCTTCGGGACCTCCGCGGTCCCTTGGGCCCACACCGCGGACCAGTGGACACCCCATGCCACCAAACCAGTGAGACTCAACCCAGTGGGGAGCCACCAACCTGGCATGACAGCGCGGAGGTACTGGCCAGCGGCATGTGCCACGGACCGTGGGCGGAGGTGACGGGACTGCCGAGCAAGCAAGTCCGCGCCTGCCGGTTCTACAAGTTTGGGGAACCGGGCACGAAAGTCCAACAGGGCGCGCCCGAAGGCGCCGAACCCCCCTAGACCCTCAGAGATGAGGGCCGAGGTCCCTTCCGGGGGACCCCTAGCGAATGTCTCCACACTGG